CTCTCAAGAGCTCGCTCAACAGCTTCAACGTCAAACTGGCCATTATCTGCCATGTTCTTGAGGTCATCCTGCTGAATCACACATCTTTGGATCACATAGTCGGCTGTCTGCGGATCTGCTTGGCCTCGAGGCAGCACAATGTCCTCAATATTGGCTCTGGAGACGATAGGACACTCAAAGACTTCGGACTTAACCTCATCCTCTTCCTCAAACGTCACTCTCTCTTCAATGCGGCCAGTAAGGTTCTCCCGGTCGAAGATTTCCTCTGTCTCAGTAACCTTCACAGGCACTGAATCGACAAACTCATAGCGCTCTTTATGCCAAGACACTTTTAAATAGCCACTACCTTCAAAGACAACGTCCCAAAGCCAATCATCCATAACATCTTTGATGCCAGATTTATGGTTAGCCCAGTTAAAGACAGTCCAGTCCATGAACTCCTTCACATCCCGCTCTTTCTCTGAGAAAGCTTCTCTCCTGGCTTTAACGGCAAACAAACCTGACTGATCGCTAAAGACCTGGAACAACCGAGCATGAATAGCTTTGCCGAATATCAAAGGCATTGGCACATGGAAGTTCGCACTGTTTTCCCAAGGCCCTTCACGAGGGTCTGGAACTAAGTTTCTCCATGTTCCTATCCAGTTCTCACGTCTATCAAGATAACCTTCTCGATCAATGTTGGAGCGACTCCATGAATCCTGAACACGTTTTGCAAGATACTCCAGATCAATAGAATCCAGAGACATTGTCTTGTATCTGTCAGGGGTTGCGTTTTCCTTTTCTTCTTCTGCCATTTGCTCTCCTATTTTGCCCATAGACTTCTTACGCTCTTGGTAGGAGCGGCACGGCTACTACTAAAGTCCTTCGGTGTAAGCGTAAGAGAAACCTGCATAACAGCATCAAGAATATCATCGTTACGTTTAACAGGTTGATCCTTAAAGTCTTTACCGCTTCTCTTGCTGTATTTTGCCCATGCATAAGTTTCTATTTCATTGATGAAGTCATCGTTTTCAATAATATCAAATACGAAGAAATCAGGTCTTACCTTCCCATCTCTGTCTCTCACAGTAAGCCAATTCTTCAACGACTCAATCTTCCCTTTGACATTTTTTGGAGGACACTCAAGCTTTGGACCTCCTGCGCCATGGGGTCCGATGATTGAGTTAATCTCATCTCGAGTGGAGACCCTGTCACGCACATGGTTCTGAGTGCTCTTACCTGTCAAAGGTGCATTCGCTGCGTTGTCGATCAAGGTGCGAACAATTCTAGGACGTCTTCCATCCTTCACAGGCAACTTCTCTCTGAAGGCCAGAATCTCATGCGACAACTCCACAGCATCTCCATGAAGCAGCCCACTTTGCAGCAATATCCTTGCTCCATTAGGAGCCATCCCAACCCAGGCAACTCCAGCGGGTTTTCTAGGGTGAGGATCAATAGACTCTATAATCGGCCAATCATGCGGCCACTCAAAAGGCTTAATAACGTGTGTGCCACGGCTAAAGCTTTTGAAGACCAGGCCCTCAAGCTCCATTGGCTTGCCATCAAGACGTGCATCACGCTCATAAGGGTCAAGCATGGCCGCAAACTCTTTTAATCGCTTCATTCCAAGCTCTTTATCCCCGTCTCCAAGGTTATGAGCATTTTCTTCACTTTTGCCGATGATGAACTCGCGCTCTACACCGTCTCTATTGCCTGATTCATACTTTTTATACTCCTCAATCATCCAAGGCTGAACAATCGGAGTCCCTGTCATCAAGAAATCACCACCCCTATCAGTCAAACCACGCCAAAGTGCTTTGAAGATGAAGTGTGGAGGAGGCTCATCTGCCCAAACAAAGTCATAATCATTACCTTCAAAGATCATTGGGTCCTGGTCATGACTGTAAAAGTCCACTGTAGAGCCCATTGGAGTCTTGATCGTCTTAAAAGCCTTCGCCTGATTGCGCTCGATCGTGCATTTGGCTAGCAGTTGAGGCGGAAACCACTCCTTTATCTTAGGTTCGATCTGCTTCTTGAGATGGTTTTCAAAGTCGACACAGACAACAGCAGCTTTTATCGGTGTGTGAACTGACTTCATCGGGTGATCACCCATCAAGCGCCATTTCAACTCCATCACACCAGCTGTAGACTTGCCAAAACGGTTTCCACTCCAAACACAGACAAAACGTGCCTTAGACTTGTGTAGCCTTTTCTGACCTGCGTGCATTCTCTCAAGGTAGAATTCAGACTTCTTGGACTTAGAAGCCTCCTGCAGCTTTTTAATATTGACACCCAGATTGCGAAGATCGTTATCATCCAAGCCCTCAAGTTGTGAGCGCTTAATACGAATCTTCTGGGTCTTCGCTGTCATCTTCATCATCCTCAATGATCTCTAGCTCTGGGATGTCCTTCTGAGCACCTTGGATGTAGCTCATGATAGCTTCTCGAGGTGTGTCTGAGTCAAAGCTTGCTACAGCATGCTTGTTCACTGGAGCATATCCTGCACGGTTGAGCAGATCTTTTGCTGCTTCGAGTCGAATCTTAGCCTGGTTCGAGGTGTCAGCCATGATCTTCACCAGCTCAATAGCCGCCTCTGGAGCTACTCCCTGGAAGAAGTTTTGGACGTCTGTCTTGCTGTTGCGCAAGTCTTCAATGACCTTCGCCACCTTCTTCAGCTCATCCAAGTGATCGATAGCCTCGATCATGGCGTCCTCTTTGTAGTTGGTGCTGTACTTGGTGTCATCCTCTTTGGAGCGCATGGTGTGGCTGTGCACACGCGTCTTCCCCTGAGGCATGTTCAACAACGCCTTTTTTTGTTCCTTTGATATGCTCATGCCCCATCGTTGATGCTAATTCAGGGCCTCACATATCACAAATCATGAACTTAAAAATAAGCTATACTGATCGTATTATGATGTTGCGTGGTAATTACTCAGACTTAGTTGGCAAGAATGCTCTCCCTGCTCTCGGCAAGAAAGACAAATCAGACAAGATGGTCGGCGGGTATAAGAAGGAAAAGAACTCTAAAAAGAAGTCGACTATTCAGCATCGAAGGAAATTGCTCGCCTCAGCATCTCATCGTCGATGATCTGAATAGTCTCCAGAGTCGTTAGAGGCTCAGTAGACTTGCCCTCGTCTAGGATGCGCTCTCGAATGCTCTTGAGTGCAAAGAACCAATCCTTACTAGTTACAGCTAGTCGATGTTCCCAGCCTTCATCAGGCAGGACAAACTCAATCGTTGCTTTCATTCTTTATGTCCTCAATATGTCTTGTTAGATACCAGAGAGCCTTCTTAAGGTCCTCAACGGTTTTAGCTGGATCCTTCTTCCCGGCTCTGCAGATGTATTTAACTACATTGCCTGGGCAGAAGCTTAATCCCTGATCTGTAATAAAATCAATTACTTCTATCTTCCCTGAAGTGTAGTGGGCAGGTTTGTTCACGGGGTCGTTACCCATCAAAAAACCCATCCCAAATCAGCCAAAACAATAAAAACACCACCAGCCAAAAAGCTGCAAAAACGCTTCCAAACATCACATCCATAACACACCTCTTAAACCATCCATGTTTATTCTGGCAAGAGTTGATTTCCCCCCAACTTCCAGGGAAGATGGCTTCATGTCCTATAAGAATGCTGGCGACCCTCGAGTGAACATCGAAGAAAGCACCTTCCCAGCATTCAGAGATGCTCAGCACTACATAGGCTTCAAAAACCACAAGGAGCTTCTAAAGAATCCAGAGCTTTGGATCGACTTAACTTTTAAAAAGGGCTCAAATAAATGCCTTAAGTTGCTGAAAGAACTCAACAAAAAGACGTACTACAAAATCTTCAAACACAAAACTAGGTACTTATGGGTCAAGCAAGACGGTGATGACTGGATCGTCTTGGCCATCTTCACCAAGTACGCCCTCTACGAAGACCTCTACATCTGGTTAGCTGAGGCCATTCGTAACTGGACCAAGTCCCAAGACTCCAAAGCTAAGCAAGAATTAGGCCCAGATGACGACTTTGTCTCCAGAGATGTCAGAAGCTTTGTTGCAGCACCGTTCTGGCCTGAGTTGCCTGTCAAACCCAAGCGCCACCCCAACGAAGTGGTGCAGAAGAAGAAGCGGGGCAGGCCTAAGAAGAGGCGCTGTCGGATGCCTGCTTATCGGCCAGAGTAGCCACAACGTCTGACTCCCTCATCACAACACAGTTCTCACCATCCCATTCAAGGCTGTTTCCTGCGTACTTCCCATACAGCACCTTAGTCCCTGGCTCCAGATTCATCTTCTGAGGCTCTCCAAGGCCATCTAACGGCCCCGGACCAACAAAAATGACCTCACCCTTGCAAGGCATCTCTTTAGCCGTCTCAGGGATGTATATGAGCCCAGACTCCGTAACATCATCCTCTTCAATCCTACGAACTAGAATATGGTCGTACATCAATCTCAACGTCTTCATCTGGACCACTTTTATCGCGAGGCGGCAGGTTGTCAAGATTAGGGCTTGGCCATCTTTAGCTTTGCGACTAAACTGTCACCATCTTCTTGGGATAGAGCTCGAGTGAGCGCTCAGCGTGAGGAAGTTAAACAGCACGTTACCAGAGCTGAAGAGGAGTAAGATCCCTTGGAAGCATCACACTCAACAAGACGACGCCTCACCGACGAGGTAAAGCTTGATTTGATATCCCAGCTACAACATCGGAAACATGGCGTGTAAGAACGAATCAAGACCGACCATCCTCCTGCAAGGGGTAGTAGCTGGATAGGTGAAAAGCCTATATTAAGAGGTTCAGTCCTCGTTTGTTGCAGCAGATTACAACTCTACATAGCTTAATAGCTTCGTAGTTCTTTATTGTTCTCTATAGAGGGAATAGCCCTTCTCAACTTCAACTCAACCTACCTCAAAGGTAAAGCGAAGTTAACTTAGTGCGTCAGCACTGAGGAAACGAAGCGCAGCCTACTTACTAGGCCACTTAGACAACAAACCTTAAAAATTTTCCCACTTTGGCCATTTTTGCGTACTTTTTAGCTGCTTCAGATGAAGGCTGAGCAGATCGTCAGGCTAATTAGATCGTTGCGAAAGTTGAAAAAGGAAAAGGCTTTGGAGGTTCTATTCCACGCATTAGTGACTACGCAGACTCCAAAGCCTTTTGGATGCTGTCCCTCTGGGTGAGACACTCATTTGTTTAGCGCGCCTAACAAGACTTGTAAACCTTGCCTAACAAAAAAGACAAAGCAGCCAAGGCAGGCCCTGCGATGTGACGACGATTCAATGAGCTCCTCAGAAACCACAGCCTGCCTTGATCTGCTTAGGCTTCAGAATCTCTCAAGACTTGCATGGCTGTCAACGGGAATCAGCTTGTGCGAACCTTTAAAGAACTATGCGAACTCTATAGCCCCTTGCAAGTCTGAGGGGTCTGTGGGTCTGAGAAGTTCTGAAAAATCTGTAGGGGGTAGATACTATATAAATTTGGGTGGGTGGGAGGGTGGATGGCTACCCGTACCCCCTGCTGATCTACGTTGTACCTACGTCGAGACTACGTTGCTGCTACGTTGTTGTGCTTGTCTTATAAGTACAACACACAAGTCATTGACTTCATTGGGATGGAATTACTGTGCAGCATGGGGATGGGTTGAGCTGTTATTTAAATGGGGGCATTGTGTTGGGTGCAATTAAATTGCGTAGGCTCTTCCCGATTGAGCGTAGCCTATGGATTAGCTGAGCTTATGTATAACCACTAAAATGTATCAACACAGCCACTACACCCACTACCCAGTCTCCACAGCCTACCCAGACCACATAGACCACACCCACCACACCACTACATCACCACACCACAACGCAGTATTAATAGACAACCAAGATGTCGATGACTTAGACATGTGTCAAAGACTTCAACACCTACAACTTCCTCAATGATCATGCACACTTGCAAGCATCCTTAACTGTCTCACAACATAAGTGTCTAAGACTTCGACAGCCATTGTTGCGTTCAGCTGAACAATTACAACGTGTTAGCTGTTGGCATCTATGATGCAGTGTATCTAAGTAAGTAAAAAAACTTTGAAGGAGACAGAGAATATGACACACGCAATCAAGATTGAAGAGCTCGAGTTAACCAAGTCAGACGCTGATAAGCTTGTCGAACACGCTAGACAGT